AATTAAAGATGCTCTAAAGATTGTAATGAAAGGTAATGAGTCTGAACTTCAAGATTTCATTGCAGAATTTAGAGCAGAGTTTTCTATGTTACCATTTGAAGATGTTGCATTTCCTCGAGGTGTTTCTGGACTGACTAAATATAGAGATGCAAAGGATCTTTACGCAAAAGGTACACCGATACATGTTCGTGGTGCAATCGTATATAATCACCTACTTGAAAAGCACAAACTGACAAAGAAGTATCAGACAATCAAAGAAGGTGAAAAGATTAAATTCTGCTACATGAAAACACCTAATCCATTTCAAGAGAATGTGCTATCTATTCCGACGGTGCTTCCGAAAGAATTTGGTGTTGAAAGTTATATCGATTACGATACACAGTTTGATAAAACATTTGTTGACCCATTGCGTAATATTATTTCAACCATTAACTGGACTACAGAACCAGTTGCATCATTGGAGAGTTTTTTCGCATGAGTACCATACCACAAGAATATTTGGGAATTAGGACTGCTGAAGATTTCGGTTTCAGTGCAGTAGATGAAACCGAAGTTAAGCAAAGCGTGAATGAAGAAACACTAGAGACTACTGTCATCCGTGAAGTTGTATCAACTTCAAATGAAGCAGTTGCAAGAATTGAAGCAAAGATGGATCAAATTTTATCACTATACAATGATGGTAAATTAGGACTTGATGCTGAACGAAAGCAAATGCAAGATGATGTAAAGAGTAATCTTGTTGAACTTGAAAAACTCATCATGCCTTTATTAGTGAATCTCATGAAGAACCCTGATAAAGAATATATCTACTGGCCAAATCGAAAAGAGAAAATTCAAGAGCAGATTGATAAAGTATTGTCACTGACACGATAATGTTTACACTTCTTCTATTCTTTACCGCTGTAGGAATATCAGCGGTCGCAGCATACTTTTCCATTGTAGGATTGATATCAATCTTTACAGCAAGTCCAATTGCAATAGCAATTATGGGAGGCTCACTTGAAATTGGTAAATTGGTTACAGCATCTTTTCTCTATCGTTATTGGTATAGTATTCACATCACTTTACGGATTTATTTTACTACTACTGTTGTCATTCTCAGTATTATTACTAGCCTTGGTATTTTTGGTTACTTGTCTCAGTCTCATTCTGGTTCAGGCGTGGACTATGTTACTAATACTACTAGAATCGACAATCTTAACGAACGACTATCTATTGAAAAAAATAGATTGGCGATTTTACTCAAGCAGTCTGAAGGCTATGCTCAACCCAACCAAAAGTTGGAGAGACAGATCACCGAATCGCAAAATAAAATTGAGGTATTAACGAAAGAAATTCTACCACTCCGTGAAGCAAAGAACAAAGGCAATGCTGAAATTGGTGCGATTAGATATGTTGCTGAATTGGTATATGGTAAGAATGATTTTGACACGATAGAAAAGTCTGTACAATGGATCATTATTGTGTTAATATGTGTATTTGATCCCCTAGCCATTCTATTATTGATTGCTGCAAATCACACGTTGAAAATTATAAATTCTGGTGTGACAACAATTGAACCAATAGCAATGGATGAAGAAAAACTAAAAAACGTTACAAAATTTGGAGACTAGTATGTGGTATGACATACATTATGATCCTATTGTTCATGTTATCTTCTATGATATATTTACTCAGGATCAAAGAACTTTGCTACTGAATGAATTTAAAAAGTTGGATGATAAATTTTATGTGGGTGACTATAACGACGGTAAAAGCAGTTTGGTAAATCCTGACATAAAAAGAAATTACAATTTTTGGCCCTATGTTAACAGAGATATTGAAAGTTCAAATATTATCATAGACACTATAGAGAATCTTGTATGGTCAGATAACATGAGAAACATTTATAAACAAGTTAAAGATTCTTTATTTTTGTTTTATGATTATACTAATTATAGTCAAATTCTGATATCAAAATATCAAAAAGATTCAGTATATGAATGGCACAAAGACTTGCTTAAAAGCATAACACTGAACTTCTGGTTGTCTGAAGATGATGTTCACGGTGGTAATTTTCAGCTAATTCATAACAATATAATTAAAGAAATTAAATATCGTGACAATACGTTGATTGCGTTTCCTTCCGAATGTGTGCATAGAGTAACCAGAATAGAAAATCACTGCACAAGATATTCAATTCAATATTTTTCATCTTACATGTCACCGGTGCCATTAAAATCGTGATACATCACTACGAAAAACCATTTACACATGTTATAATAGAAAACTTTTTTAGTTCGCCTGACCTTTCATTGATCGAAACCAATCTCTTGAAAGTTGATTCAATGTTCAGTCACAATCAACAACTGAACGAAAAGCCTAATAAAACATACAACTCAATATGGTTATATGAGAATAAAGATGTTGAAGAAATATGCACCATCGCACGAATAATTGAAAATCGGATGTGGTCCAATGACATGCGTGAAATTTATAAAAATACAAACGATAGTGCATTCATGTTCTACAGTCTAACCGCTGAGAGTCATATAGAAGTCATTAAAAAACATAAAGGATGGAGCAGAGATTACCATAGAGAAAATTACAAATCGCTTACGGCATGTATTGTCATATCAACCAATAGTATGGACATAAATGGTATCGCATTTGTGGCCGAAAATAAAGAACAAAAAACATTGCAATTGAAGTCAAATAGTTGTATACTATTTCCTTCAGAGTCTATGAAATCATTTCTCGAAAAGAAAAATGATATACCAACTTACATGATAATGTACCACGCATCACCAAGATATAAATTTAGATAAATGGAGAACGTATGAGCAATTTTTTTACATCATTAGTGGAGCAGTTAAAAGATGAAGACACTAAAATTCTTGCTGATGGAGGTGCTAGTGCTGAGTATACAGGTTGCATCGACACCGGGTCTTATGCACTTAACGCTTTACTCAGTGGCAGTATATACGGCGGCGTACCTAACAACAAAGTAACAGCATTTGCTGGTGAATCTGCTACAGGTAAAACATTCTTTGTTCTGGGTGTAGTCAAACGATTTCTTGATGACAATCCAGAAGGTGGTGTGATTTACTTTGACACTGAAGCAGCAGTTACAAAACATATGATGGAATCAAGAGGCATTGATACCAAACGAATCGTTATATCAGAACCAGATACCATTCAAAAGTTTAGACATACCGCATTGCAAATCATTGATAAGTATGCAGCGCAATCAAAAGAGAAACGTAAACCGATGATGATGGTGCTTGATTCTCAAGGCCAACTATCTTCAACCAAAGAAATGGAAGATAGTTCGGAGGGTAAAGAAACACGAGACATGACTAAATCACAATTGATTAAGGCTACATTCCGTGTACTGAATTTGAAACTTGCTAAAATTAACGTACCATTAATTGTAACGAATCATGTGTATGATGTTGTTGGCGCTTATGTGCCAACTAAAGAAATGTCTGGTGGTTCTGGGCTAAAGTATACCGCATCAACGATTGTATATCTTTCAAAGAAGAAAGAGAAAGATGGAACTGAAGTGATTGGTAACATTGTAAGGGCTAGGTTGTATAAAAGCCGATTGACTAAGGAGAATAAAGATGTGGAAGTCAAAATTACCTACGACAAAGGGTTGGATAGATATTACGGACTCCTTGACATTGCAGAAAAGTATAACATTATCAAGAAAGTATCCACACGATATGAATTACCGGACGGCACAAAAGTCTTCGGTAAATCAATCAACGATCAACCAGAAAAATACTGGACGAAAGAACTCCTGGATATGATTGATGAAGTATGCAAGAAAGAATTCTTGTATGGTCAATTTGAACAACCGCCTGAGGAAGAAGAGCATGAAGATTAATGTTGACTACAAAATTACCGATTACGACCATAACGTAGCCAATACCGCAGTTTTAGAATTGATTAGCGGCGTGCATGATGGTGTTAAATTTTATTTTGGTGTAATGAATGTAGAAGAAACTGGTGAAGAAGCGATACTTCATTTTGAGTACAATACAATCGGTGATTATGAAAAAACTCTCAATGAATCGGACAAAAAAGACTTTGACAAGATGATGGGTGATGTAGTATTATCAATTCTTGAATCACAAATTGAGAGAGAAAAAGAGAATGCGGATCGAAAGCAAGATACTTAAACATCTACTGCTAGATGAAGATTTTACAAGAAAGACTTTACCATTTCTGAAGAGTGAATACTTTCACGATGCTGCTGATAAAACACTCTTCAATCAAATCAATGAGTATGTCACAAAGTATAACACTTTGCCTACATACGAAGCATTGGTCATTGAGATCAATAATAGAAATCTAACAGAATCACTTCATAAAGAAACGGTACAAAAATTAGATGAGATTACTGAGAACAAAGAAACTTCCGACACTAAGTGGCTCATTGATGCTGCTGAAGAGTTTTGTAAAGACAAAGCAGTCTACAATGCTATCATGCAGAGTATCCAGATCCTTGACGCAAGTAATAAAGGCACACTGGACAAAGGGAGCATTCCTACTCTTCTTGCTGATGCTTTATCAGTTGCTTTCGATAATCATATCGGTCATGATTTCCTCGATGATGCCGATCCACGGTACGAGTTTTATCATAAAGTAGAACAGCGAATACCATTTGACTTAGACTACCTGAATCGGATCACAAAGGGTGGTTTGCCAGAAAAGACACTGAATATCATTCTGGCTGGCACTGGCGTCGGTAAATCGTTGTTTATGTGCCATTGTGCTGCCGCTAATCTTACACTTGGCAAGAATGTGCTGTATATCACGCTGGAAATGGCCGAGGAGCGCATTGCCGAACGAATTGATGCTAACCTACTCAACATAGACCTGGACAATCTGGTGACGCTGCCTAAAGAGTCCTACCTGCGTAAGATTGACAGACTGAGATCCAAAACGACTGGCAAACTCATTATCAAAGAATATCCAACTGCAACTGCGAATGTTTCTCATTTCAAGCATTTGCTAAATGAACTCAAACTCAAACGGCAATTTATACCAGATATCATCTATATTGACTACCTGAATATATGCTCCTCTGCAAGGATCAAGCAAGGAGCGAACGTAAATTCCTATACATACGTGAAAGCGATTGCCGAAGAACTCCGCGGCCTAGCGGTGGAGATGAAGCTACCGGTCATTTCCGCAACTCAGACTACCAGAGGTGGCTACGATAACTCCGATGTAGACTTGACTGATACTTCCGAGTCCTTTGGTCTGCCAGCCACCGCTGATTTGATGTTTGCTTTGATATCGACGGAAGAACTAGCCGACCTAAACCAGATCATGGTGAAGCAGTTAAAGAACCGGTATAGCGATCCTACAACAAATAAAAGGTTTGTCATAGGGGTTGACAGGGCGAAGATGAAACTGTATGATGTAGAACAGGTGGCTCAGGATGGTTTGATGGACAACGGCCAGCAAGACAAACCAGCATTTGACGGCACACCAACGGGCAAGAGGACGTCAAAATTTGACGGTTTCAAGATGTAAAATTGACTAGATAGGTAACCATGACATTCAATCCATTACACCGAGTAGGGTACAGTGCTTGCACCGGAGCAGAAATGTTCCTTGTGAAAGGCACATACTATGTTGTTTATAAACAACAAATTGTAGCCATATGTAAATTCCGTGAAGATGGTTTCATGCGAATGTTGGACAAGGATCTAATCCAAGAAGTGTTGCGTAAAAACAACACGCTTGACAAGGCTTATACATCCGTCTATAATTGAAGTATTCAATGAAAGGAACTTTATGACTAGCAATGAACAATTGATTGAATTCTTCCGTGAGTTTATTTTATCCGTGATTGACCACGGTGATTTGGATCTCTTTTTAGAAACCATGAGCGAAGAAATTGACGCTCTCATTCCGCCTTCTGGCGAAACAATTCATTAAATATGATTACAGAAATTAAAAACATTTTTCATCAGTACTCCGAAAAAATCAAGGATGGATGCCTATTCATTTACGAAAAGTTCGGTGAACTTTGTGGTTGGATTGGCTTGGTTATGATCCATGCTGCAACTTTACCAACAACTTATGCAGTCATTAAAGGTGAAAGTGCAAATCTTCCACCTTTGAGCATGGTTCTGATGGTATGGGGAGGGCTTCTCCTTTTTTTCATCAGATCCACAATCGTAAGAGATAGATTGTACCTTTTTAGCAACGGTATTGGTTTCTTCTTTCAGAGTGTTTTACTTGCTATGATTGTGCTAAAATGATAGAATATATTATTCGGTATGAGATTGTCCGACGATTGTGGAATGCTTATTCAGCCGCAAATATGACGCTTACTGAGATGTTTCTACCACCTGTTGTACTTTTGATAACGCTATATCTACTATGATTATACATTCACCTACCAAATTCAAGGGTAAGAAGAAGTGGGCTTCCGCTGACGCAAAGCGAAAGGATGCTGAACTTCAAGCAGAATGGCAAGCATTTCTAGACAAGAACAAACCAACCATGAAATCCATCAAGCGTGTACCATACAAGCCACCGAAGACTTATGTCCGTGATTTACCACAGTATCCAAGTCACATTACAACACTGCCAGCTACATGCACTAAGCCAGTAGAAGGTAAAGTGTACACTGGTGACAAGATGATTGGCATTGGTACACTCCATAAGTCCAATGCAGTGCCTATTTTCTCTCAAGAGGAAGCAAAAGATCAGGCAACAATGCGCCGATAATTATAAATAGTCCATTCAAGGCACAAGAATGGACTATGAACTTTTCAAATTTTGTAACTGAAGCCGCTTCAGGCAAAAATCTTCACATGGAACACATTGAGGATAACATCCTCAATGGCGGTGTCTATGGCGCAAGGGAAGCTATCAATTTTCTCCGCAGTTTGCGAGATATGTTGGCTGGCAACTCTGAATCCAAAGTCAATGTAACAGTCAAATGGGATGGTGCACCAGCTATTTTTGCTGGTCAAGATCCATCGGACGGCCAATTCTTTGTTGCAAAGAAGGGCATCTTCAACAAAAATCCTAAACTCTACAAGACAGCCGCGGATATTGATGCGGACACGTCTGGTGATTTGGCAGACAAACTCAAAGCATGTCTCAAATATCTACCTGAAATTGGTATCAAAGGAGTCATTCAAGGTGACTTGATGTATACTAAAAGTGATCTAAAAAATGTAACAATTGATGGTGAAAAGTATACGACATTTCATCCAAACACACTTGTTTATGCCGTGCCTTATGATAGTGACATGGCTAGAATTATTCGAAACTCACAAATGGGTATCGTATGGCATACAAGATATGATGGTGATACATTAGACAATATGAAGGCTGTTTTTGGTACCAATATTCTTGCAGGTATGAAGAAATCTAAGAATGTTTGGTATGACAATGCAGACTATAAAGATGTGTCAGGCAAAGCGTCCATGACAAAAGAAGAGACTGCCGAAGTTACAAAAATTCTATCACAAGCTGGTAAAATATTCAATGCGATTGATGGTCGATTTCTTGATTCGCTTTCAGACTATCCAGGTTTTGGTGAAGAGTTGAATACAAAAATTAAAGCATTCAACAACTCTAAAGTAAAGAGGCAAGAAAAGATAGCAAACGTTCATAGTCATGTGACTGAAATGCTACAGACTTTGCATTCATTCTACGAATCAGAGTATAACGCTAAGAAGAAGCCAGATGCAAAACAGAAAGCATTAACCAAAGTAAATGCAATTAAAGGATTTATGACACCAAAGTATAAAGTTCAATTTGAACATATCTTTACATTGATGAATTTGATTGTGGAAGCTAAAGATATGTTGGGCAAAAAACTCGATGAAGTGAAAAGTGTAAACACCTTTCTTCTTACCAAATCTGGTTATCAAGTCACTGGCGTCGAAGGTTATGTTGCAATTGACAAGTTGTCGGGTGGTGCAGTTAAAATCGTTGACAGACTTAGGTTTAGTTATGCTAACTTTTCACCAGATGTTATCAAAGGTTGGGAGAGATAAATGGCACTAAATCCTGTTCAGATAAAAGACGTTCAAACGTTATTAGGTAAAGCATATTCTGAAATATCATTTGATGGCAAGAAAAGCCTAGTTGTATATGTTGATAATGCTGATAGAACCTATCGAAAGGGTGAACTGAAAAAGATACAAAAAATGTTTCAGCATTACAATGCAACCTATACTGAGCCGACATCAGGAGGAAAAACTGGTGCTGTAAAGATGGCACCATTAGAAATCACTGTTAAAGCAAGTATAAAAGCAAACCCTGTTGCAACGGGTAAAGCTAAATTTAAACCATCTGACATAAAACCTTCTATTGTTAACGATTGGTTAGATGCTTATGATATAGTTGATAACGTAAAAAAATATATCAAAAGTGTAGATTTAGAGGCTACTGTTGAAAAAGAAATTTTATATCTTTTAGATGAAACTGCTAAAGATACAAGAACAAAAATACCTTTTGATATACCAAAAGATTTAATACCCGCTGAATTTTATGAAGTTTTAACTTCAGTGAAACTTGCTATATTATTAAAAAAGAATGATGCTGACATCAGAAAGATATTAGGCATACCAAAAGATATGGACTTAAAGAGAAGTAAAGTTAAAATTTATATACCTCAGAAAGCAAATTTTCCTCTAATAGATTACTACATTAGTATTACTGCTACCGAAAAAAAATCTGAAGAATCGGCCTTAAGAATAAGCGTCAAGTCAAAAGTGAAGAGTCCTAAAGCCAATACAGTAAAATTTAAAGATGTGTTTAGTAACAAAAAAGATATCACTGATTGGTACAATTCTTTAAACTCTCAATTAAAACAGAAACAAAAAGGACCAAAAATTGTAGCTGAATCAGCATTAGATGTATACAATTCTTACACAGGAAAAGCCGTGTTTGGAATTCCAATCATGTCAGTATTAAATTTAATACGTGATGACAGAACCAACATTACACGAATTATCAATGACACTTTAAATAATGTTATAACAGTACATGAATTTGAAAACATTTTAAAAACGATAGAAAAGAATATATCAAAAGTTGGAAACAATACTGAAATGTCTACTTTTGATGGCGATATAGGCGTTGCATCATCAAAAGTTATACAATCTTCGATGAGTAAGGTTGGTGGAACACCTGTAAAAAATACAGTATATAACATGGCATATCTTTGTGAAAAAATATTGGTGTCAGCAAGTAAACAAACATCAAGCACAAAACACAATTATTACCAAATGTTTTATGATCAAGTTTTAACACAGAAATCCATAGCATATGCAGTATCATCAGTGACAGGTAAAACATTAAACTACAATTTCTATTCACTGGTAAATTTTGAACAAGAATATGCGTCATGGTTGGCATTAAGATCCAAAAATTCTCCAAATGCTCCAAACGATGTTATTGGTATAGATGTTTAAAATACTAAATAAAGTATCAGTTAGGCTAAGGCAAACCTGAAACGGATAAGTCTAAGGAAAACTCCAGAATGAAAGATACTGTAGTCATATCATTTGGTCGCATGAACCCCATGACAAACGGTCATGAGAAACTTGTAACCAAACTCAAAAAAGAAGCACAAAAAAGACATGGCGATGCTATGCTTTATTTGTCACATTCAACAAATCCCCAAAAAAATCCGTTAGACTTCAATACCAAAGTTAAATTTGCAAAGAAGGCCTTTGGACCTATTGTTCAAAACTCATCAGCGAAAACAATTATTGATGTTGCAAAAGAACTTACAGGTAAATATAAAAATCTCACTGTCGTAGTCGGCAGTGACAGAGTAGACGATTTCTATAAATTGCTTCAAACTTATAACAATAAAGATTATAAATTTGATAAGATTGAAGTTGTATCAGCAGGAGAGCGTGATCCAGATGCAGAAGGCGTAACAGGTATGTCTGGTTCAAAAATGAGATCATTCGCTTCCGATAACGAGTATGAAAAATTCAAACAAGGTGTACCATCCAAACTATCTGACGCTGATGCAAAGGCGTTATTTACCGCAGTGAGAAAAGGTATGAAACTAGACGAACAGATTGATGAAGCAGTATTAGGATTCGCACAGCGAAGACAGCGTGCTGCAAGATTTAAACGTATGCAGCAACGTTTATTAAGAACTAGAATGCTTCAGGCAAAGCGTACGGCAGATCCATCAAGATTAAAAAGAAGAGCAGCTAAACTTGCTTATTCATTTATTAGAAGTAGAGCATCTGGCGGAAAAGATTATGCATCATTATCGCCAGGTGAAAAAATTACCATTGATACACGAATACAAAAAATGATTCCTGCTATTCGCAAGTTGGCTGCGAGATTTGTGCCACTAGCGAGAAAAAAGGACATTCAGCGTAGACAATCTATGATGATGAATAGAAATGAAGAGTTGAACCAAATATTTTCTGAATCGTTTGTTATAGAAAAAACAAAAGTACCACAAGACTCACAAATCAAAGGTAAAGAAGGCACACAGCCAAAAGTATATTACAAAGGGCTTGACAAAGATACCAAAGAAAAACGATTAGCACATTTTCGTAAATATGGTCCGATGTCAGATCGTGATCCTAATGCGTATGTAGACGCACCAGGAGACAAAGAAGCACGAGAGAAAGGTATGCCACAATCTAAGCATACCGAAAAGTATAAGAGAATGTATGGCGAGGCAGTTGCGCCACAAGAAAGACAAAAGACATCAAGATTGGAACAGTTAGTTCGTTTAGGTCTTGCTGATGCTAAAATGCTTTCAGTTATCAAAAGAGCAGTCGCTAAATTAAAGTCTGGTGATACAATGTCACCGCAAGAACGTGAAGCGACAAATAATCTTCTTTCGACAATGCTTGATATGGTAACAAGTGCAGATGCACTGTTTAGAATGACAAAGACACAATTACAAAAAGAAGAACGTTTAAATGAGATTGCTTATAAAGGCAATATCGGTATGATGGAGTTGGCTAAGTTCTTTAAGATGGCTGATCCTAAACAAGTTGAAATGTTCAAGAAGTTATTAGTAAACAAAGATGTGAAACGTGCGTGGTCTTTAGTCGCTGGCGTAACTGGTGTAAAATTAGTTGGTAAAGAATTCAATGAATCATACATCCTTGAGAAAGGCGAGTATGATGATTACTCTGAGATTGATGGTCTAGAGATGGCACAAATTGAAATTGAGAACGTTATACAAGATAGCGAAGACTTACTTCAAATGATGGACTCAATGGATGAAGAGCCAGAAGCATGGGTACTTTCGAAGATTACTAAAGCAGCAGATTATATTTCAAGTGTAAGAGATTATCTTCAGTTTGAAGATGATTACGATTATGAAGATGCTGAGAGTGAATACGAAGATGATGAAGATGAAATGGAAGTTGATGATTATCTATCATCAATGAATTCTGAAGATTTTGAAGTTGATCCAGAATTAAAAGATATCTTTGAAGAAATTGATGGTTTGAAAAAGAAAGCAGAGAAGTCCGGTATTTCTTATAGCATTCTAAAACAAGTATATAATCGTGGTATGGCTGCATGGCAGACTGGGCATAGACCAGGTACAACAGCGCAACAATGGGCTTTTGCAAGAGTCAATTCGTTCATCACAAAAGGTAAAGGCACATGGGGTGGTGCTGATAGTGATTTAGCAGCAAAGGCTAAAAAGTCTAAAGACACTAACGAAGCATTTTCTAAATTTGCCGAAGCGTTAGAATGGGGCACTGACGAACTAAGAAAAAAATATGCTGATGATACACCAGGTCAATCAACTGAAATTGAAGTTGCTGACCACTTAAAAGGTAATAACGGTCGTGACGCATTGAACAGAATGTTTGAATTAAACATTGATAAAGTAAAAAGATCACACCAAGTAAACGAAGAGCAAGAAATTCTTGATGCATTTGCTGAAGTCTCCGATGTGTCTGAAGCATTCAAGTACCATCAAGAAGAAAATAAACCACTCCACGAAACAGTATATCGTGTTGGTTCAGAAAAGTATTTTGAATTCTGGAGAGTTGCAAGAAAAAATTATCAGAACGGTCTCATAGAAAACATTGATCCAATGGACAAAGCAATTCTTGAAGATACGGACTTAGGTGAAATTGTAGAGCACGAAGGTAGTTATGTACCACTTGATTGCCCAATGATTGAAGAAGAGGAAATGACATTGTGGAAGTATAATTCTGCATCAGGTCTATGGAAATCAGAAAGAAAAGTTACACCAGAAACAAAAGATAAATGGCTTGAAATCTTTAAGAAAGATGATCCTAAAGCAAAGTTTATTGTATCAAAAAATAAACCAGGCGCTAAAGCACATTTGAAAGAAGAAGACGAAGAAAAGAATCCACCTCTCAATCAACCAAAGCGTGGTGGTCCTAAGAAGTTCTATGTGTATGTAAGAAAGCCTGATGGTGGTATAAAGAAAGTAACATGGGGCGATACAACTGGCTTGTCAGTGAAGTTAAATGATCCTGAGGCAAGAAAGTCGTTTGCAGCAAGACATCAATGCTCTATGCAAAAAGATAGAACATCAGCAGCATATTGGGCGTGTAACACACCACGATATGCAAAGCAGTTAGGTCTTTCAGGAGGAGGTAACTTCTATTGGTAAATCCATACTCAGACAGTAAACTTTCTGATACACATTTTATAAGAAACTTTGATATAGATGTAGAAGACGAAGAACTGATTTGGCATAGGGACAGAAAAGATAGGGAAATTCTAGTTATGAAAGGTGAAGGTTGGAAAATACAATTTGATAACGAATTGCCCAAAGCGTTACAAGAAGGCGAAAGATATTTTATCAAAGCAGAAACATACCATCGCATTCTTAAAGGATCAACAAGTTTAACATTAGAAATTAAAGAAAAGGAGTAACATCATGAGAGACAACGCAGGATTATTTGGCTTACCACAATCATTGATTGATGCAGTCAAAGAGGTTCAAGAAGGCAGTGCTGAATATCAGAACAAAGTTAAAGCACACATGGCAAAGAAAGGTATCAAATCTTTAGGTGATTTGTCGCCCGAAGAAAAGAAAAAATTCTTCAACGATTTGGATGCAGCACACAAAGCAAAGAATGAAGAAAAGAAAATGAAAGATGATGAAGAGGAAATGGAAGATGATGATGAAATGGAGATGAAGAAGAAAGGTAAGAAGAAAGAAATTGAAGAAAGCGATTTACCATCTTCAAAAGAAAAACAAAAAACTGTAATGGTTGTACATAAGACTTCTGGTAAAGAATTGAAAATTCAAGCATCAGCACTAGACAAATATAAAGCAATGGGCTACAAATTGATGGAAGAAGTTGAAGATGTGGAAGAAGCAGAAAGTCATCAATCTAAAACTACAATGAAGCACATTAGCAAGCCAACAGCAGGTGAAAAGAAAGCCGCTAAAGACATCAAGCCTGGTATCGCTGGATATCGTGATAGAGTTGCTATGCTTAAATCTGCAAAAGCAAGAGGTGCTTTGAAGGAAGATGGTACAGAAATTGAGGAAGCTGACGATAAGAAGAAAGCTATGGCTTCTAGAATTGCTGCAAAATTAAACAGCAAAGCATCAAAAATGAATGCTGATAGAGCAAAAACACTTGATGCAATGAAGCGTGGTCAAGGTGAAAAAGGTAAGAACTATCTTCTATCTAAGAATGAAGAAGTAGAAATTGAAGAAGCAAAATCTGGTACAGGTTATCAATTGTATCATAAAGATTTTTCTTCAGCAATGGCACATGCTTATGACTTTGCAAAACAAAAATATAACATTGAAATTGATCCAATGGAGATTGATAGAAATGTTGCAATGGGTCCTAAGAAACCATCTTCAGGCAAATCAAATGCGTATCGGTTGTTAGACAAGACAGGCAAGAAAGCAATTCAAGTCCAAGTTGCAAATCTTGATAACAAACGTTATGAATTGAATATGTACAAAGAAGAAGTAGAAACAATTGATGAGCGTAATAAAGAAAATGCTGATAAACGCAAAGCAATGGACGCATCACGTGGTAGCAATTTTAAAGCACAGGGTCATTATACTCCTGCTCCAGGACCAGAACACAAAACTGACCAAGCACATAGCAAATCAGTCGGTCGTGCTATTCGCAAAATGAGTAGAGAAGAAGTAGAAGTTGAAGAAGCAAGAGTCAAAGGTAAGGGTTATGATAATCCTGAGAACGAACGCAAAGCACCAGAAGGTAAAGTACCATTCACAAGTTTTCAACAAGGAAAACAAGGTGACTTAGCAGCAAGACTTCATGCTACATCAGCAAAAGGCAAATTTGTAAAAGGTAAAGCACAAAGCGCACCTCAGAAAGAACCTCAGAAAGAATCTTATGAACTTACACCTGAGGATATTGAATTTATCAATTCATTAAATGAGAAGCAGTAATGAAAACGCTGAAAGAACTTAAAGAGAATAAGGAAGAAATAACGGAGAAAGGTCCTGGTCTCTGGGCAAACATTCGTGCAAAACGCCAACGCATCAAAAGCGGTTCTGGTGAACGCATGAGAAAGCCTGGAGAAAAAGGTGCACCATCTCCTGATGCACTTCAAAAGGCAAAAGGCACAAGTGAAGGTATGGCGGAGGCTGCATTTAAAGACCCAAGTCCTATGATGAAAGACAGCATTAAGCAAGATAAAATTCGCAGTTTAAAAAATCTTATTGCTATTGCCAAAGTAAAAGGTGTCCATCATAAAGTCAAAGAACTTGAATTAGAATTGAAAAAATTGCAAGAAGTGACGGAAGCATCTAAACCAAGAACACCTATGAGAGATTTTCTGAGAAGATATCCTGTACCAAAGGATCAAGTTGCTAAGCCTGTAAAGAAGGAAAAGCCACCAGAAAAGAAAGTTGAAGAGCAGCATCCAGAAGATATGAAAATACCTTCAAACAAACTTGAACCAGAAGGTACTAAGAAATGGTTAGCGATTCACGGCAAGCATCTTAAGTATTTAAAGAATCTAAAGAAAGCGCCAGCATACGAAGAAAAAGAAGTCAACGAAGCAGAGGGTGGTGGCACTGCTGTGCCTGCTGCAAAGCAAGCTATTGATGCCAAAAAGCGAGCACAAATTTTAGTAAAATCTGCTGAACTAAAAATCAAACAAGAACGTGAACGTGAAAAACTTAGAAAAGAACGTGAAGCAGTCAAAGAAGGAACTGTACCAGAATTTAAATCTGGTGGTAAACCTTTAGCAAAGAAATTTGACAAAGCAATGGCTGCTATGGGAATTAAAGCAAAGATAAAAATGAGAACTACAAATAATATATCAATGAATGAATTATTCACGGAAGCAATGAAGAAAGAAAAAGAAAAGACAGCACCAACATCTAAAGATAAAATAAAAAAAGGTGAAGCATTATCTGGTAAGAAAGAGCCTGTAGAAGTTTCGCCGGAGATGAGTCCAACAAAATGAAAGAGTTGCCGCAAATTTATTGCGATTTAGATCAAGTGCTAGTCAATTTCTTGGGTGGTGCTAAAAAAGCAATGCGTGAAGCTGGAGTTGATGTTGCATTTGATGCAAAGGATCAGCACATTGAAAAGGCTGAAAAATGGGAAATGCTCAAGAAAGTACCACGATTTTGGGCTAATTTAGAGCCAATGCCTGATGGTATGACACTATGGAAGTTTATTAAACCATATGATCCTTATATACTTTCTACACCATCAAGAAGAATGCCTTCAAGTATACCAGAAAAGAAAGAATGGGTAAGAACACATTTAGGTCACGTTTCAAAAGTGTTATTGGTGCCTCGTGACCAAAAACAAGAGTATGCTTTGGCTGAAAATGGTGAACCGAATGTTCTAATTGATGATCATATGAAGAACATTCAAGAGTGGGAAGCAAAAGGAGGAATTGGTGTGCGACATATAAATAGTCTAAACACTATTTCTCAATTAAGAAAATTAGGATATTAACAAGGAGAAAATCATGCCTTTATGGGGTACAAGAGATTCATTCGCAATTGCGAATACTATAGCGGTTAACAATCTTGTAGCAACAACAACTGTTACAGGAACAAACACGGCTTTTACAACTGAAGTAGACATTGGTGATACCATTGTCATTACAGGAACTAGAAATAAAGTTACTGCCGTTACAAATGCAACATCACTAACGATTGCAAGTGCATGGTCAGGAGCAAATACTACCGGCGCTACAGCAACTGGACAAGATACACCTAAGTATTTGTTAGCGGCAGACATCAGCAGCAATTTAATTTTTGGTGTTTCAAATGCTGAAGCATTTGTGGCAAATAACAATGCTAACGGTATTTCAACTCCAGGTTGGATTCGCCGTCAGACATATCACGACATGCATGGCAATTTAAGAAGAAAGACTGAAATTCTTGTTGCAATGAATGATTTAACAAGTGATGCGCCAGACGATACTGTCGTACAGGATAGTTAATTCATATTTTGACCTGAGTCCCAGGAGTAGCATTCCTCTTTAATGAGGTTTATAACATTCGGAGAAATAAATGGCAGATAAAAAAGTCACGCAGTTGACAGCACTTACAGCACCAGCAAACACTGATTTGCTTTTAATTATTGATGATCCATCAGGTTCACCAGTAAGTAAAAAGATTGCAGTTGAAGATTTGTTTGGTAAAACATCAACACTAACTATTGCTGCAATGGGCATTACAGTTGACGGTAATGTTACATTAGCAGCAAACAACTTTACCTTTGACGCAAACAATGATGTAACTATTACACGTGGCGTAGTCATTAATGAAGATGGTGCTGATTCTGATACAAGAATTGAATCAGATACTAACGCAAATATGTTTTTTGTTGATGCCGGCAATAATAGAATTGGTATTGGCACTAATGCACCAACTGAAGTATTAGACATCAATGGTGATGCTATTAGAATTAGAACAACGCAAACACCAGCAAATTCTGATGTATCAACAAACGGTTGGACAACAGGAACCATTTCTTGGGATGAGAACTATCTTTATGTTGCAGCTAATTCTACGCACATTAAGAGGGTTTCACTGACAACATTCTAATGTTTATATCATTGAATGATGATACTTTTAATACTTATGCTGTAAAAAATTATAGAAATCCAAACTGTGTATCAATACTTGAATTTCTAGATGATTTAAAAACAATAAAGTATATTAAAAGATTAATTAACAAGTATTATGTACATCATGACTTGAAAGAGAGATTGATATTAAATCACATCATCTCTCTTTCAAATGTATTTGGAGTAGAAGCTACAGTCAATATGTTATATTATAAAATTGACACCGGGCAGCATGATATTTTAAATGCCTTTTTAGTTTTTCTAAAGTATGTTGATCCTGAAGATATAGATATTTTAGATTTAAATTTATATAACACATTAAACAAGGCAGTTTGATGACAAATTTAGTAGACCTTTATATTGTTTATCGCATTCTTCGAAAGTTAACAACACCTTTCGATCAATGGGAAGCGTATAAAGAAGGCGTCATTGATGCAGAAGGTAATATAATCATTAAGCCTGATGATCGTACAACGCTGGCTCAAAAAGATTCGTTAACCACTTTAGATGTATTGATATTAAATCTTAAAAAGATATTGGGTAAATTGCCATTCGGTAAAACAAAATTGGCATCATATGGTGCAGCATTGTTTCTGATTAAAGAAGAAAAGAATTTGACCGAAGAAAATCTTGAAGAAAAATTTGTAGCGTACATGAACAGTCAAGAACTTAAAGAAGAAATTGTAAATGTAACTGGTCCATCAGTAGCAGGTACCACTGGCGATCCTCCTGTTGGCAGTAAAGTAATGCTTCGTAGATTTGCTAAGAATGATGTATTTGTTGTAGACACTGCAAGATATCTCAAAGCAAGATTAGGTAAAAGAAAATATCTTAAGTATGAAACTTATGTTGGTAACGATGATGTTGGCAATGCAATTCGTGAATATGGTCGTAAGTATCCAAAGAAACCAATCATTCTCCAAGATGACAAAACAGGCGCAATGATTTTTCTGAGATATGGTAAGTCTGGTATGTTTTCAGAGCAGTTTGATCCTGATCAAAGAGGGTTATAACAATGGACCAAATACTATGGATGTTTAGTTTTCTTCCATCGTGGATCTATCATTTGTTATTGATTTGTGCTATAATGGGTCTTGCTGGTGCGAGTTTCTTAGGCAAGTTGCCTTTCTTCAATCAATATAAGTTACCATTTCAGGTATTGATGGGCATGTTATTAATATTTTCAATATGGATGCAGGGTGTGATGGCGAATGAGGAGAAGTGGCAGTCTAAGATAAAGGAAATGGAAAATAAAGTTGTTGCTGCTGAAGCTGAAGCTAAAAAAGAGAACGTAAGAGTTGAAGAAAAGATTATAGAAACTGTAAGACAAGTTAAAATTAAAGGTGAAACAATCATCAAAGAAATTCCTATACCAGGAAAATCTGTTGAGATTGTAAAAGATATGGCACCAGAAGAGCGTGCTAAGTATGATAGTAAAATTAAAGAATATGAAAACGCTTTAGCGAACTGCCCTATACCACAACTTGCTGTTGAAATTCATAACAAAGCTGCAAGCATGGAGAACAAAGGAGAGAAAAAATGAGAATTTTAATTTTCTCTCTTGCATTGCTGATTTCAAGTTGTTCTATGTTTAAACAACCGGTTCCTATAGCCCCACAATGGCCAGAAGTACCAGCAGAATTAAAAAAGAAATGTGAAGCACTCAAGACTGTTGCAGGTGACAAGGTTTCCTTGACAGATATGATGAAAGTGATTGTTGAAAATTATACACTGCATTACGAATGTTCATCTAAAGTTGATGGTTGGAATGATTGGTATGAATCTCAAAAGAAAGTTTATGAAACTGTAGTGCCTGATAAGAAGTCTAAACCTTGGTATGATGTTTGGAGCAAATGATGAAATATACACTTATAGGTTTTACTTTTATGCTTTGTTTGTTACTTACGGGCTGTGCTACAAGCAAAGAGCAGATGTACTATGACACTGTAAAGAGTGTTAGTAAAGATAATACAATGAGTCAAACAGCATGTTGGGCAGCGATATCAGATATCGCTAAAGGTGGTGACGGTGGCGCTAAGGTTGGTGCAATTGCTTTAGCAGAGAAATGTAAAAATGAAACGTTAAAAGTAGAAGCACCAAAACGAAATTGGTTAGGGTTATGACGGATGACAATGTTCAAGTTAAAATTGACGTAGAGGTTCTCAAAACACAAGTGGCTACACTAACACAACTTTGCACTAAGATGGACAGTGTGATTGATAAGTTGGTAGAGAACCACGATAAAGTTGTTAATCAAATTTATACCGATATGCGCCAAAGAGAAGAAGACAAAGATGCTGATGTAAAGGAGTTGCACCTAAAAATTAATGGTGTAACTAAGGATCTTTCAGAGAAAGTAGAACTGACTGAAAGACGTATTATGGACAAGATTGAAGAGTTGAAGAAAGACATTGCTGACCATAATCAAAAGGAAGATTCTGAACTTAGAAAGATTTGGGAATTCAAATGGATGGCTGCTGGTGGTATCATAGCAGTTGCATGGTTGCTTTCACATGTTAAATTAGAAGCGTTATCAAAATTATTTTAACTTGACTTTATGAGTGCTTATAGTATATTATAAGCACTATATGAGCGTTTATTATGGAATACATTTATGAGTATGTGGCTTGATCAAAAGTACATTGGTACACTTTCCATTCGGCTTGACAAGTTTGCAAGAAAAGGCGAATACCTATACAACTTCCGATGCCCTATTTGTGGTGATAGTCAAACCAATCGAAACAAAGCACGAGGATATTTGTTTGCGAAGAAAGGTGGTATGTTTTATAAGTGCCATAATTGTGCAGCAAGCATGTCTCTTGGCACATTTATAAAACAACTTGATTCATCACTCTACAAAGAGTATGCATTAGAACGGTACAAGGATGGTGAAAATGGAAACAAAGCGGCACACAAGCCAACGTTTGTTTTCAAACCTGTAACGTTTACGACGAAGAATTCTTATCCAAATATACTTACACCATTAAGTAAATTGCCTAGAACGCATGAAGCATGGACCTATGCTTTATCACGTGGTTTACCAGAAAACAAAATAGAATCACTATTCTATGTCAATGATGTTTCAAGACTCACTGAAATCAATCCAAACTATAAAGATCGCATTACAACTGACGAAGCAAGACTTGTTATACCTTTTTATAATTCTGAAAAAGAATTGATTGCAGTGTCAGCCAGAGCAATTTCAGAAAATCGTATTCGCTATATAACAATGCGGATCATAGAAGATGATAATCCATTGTTATATAACATTGAAAATGTTAATATGCAAGAAAAATGTTACGTAACAGAAGGTCCTTTTGATAGTATGTTTTTGCCTAATGCAATTGCTGTAGGTAGTTCAAATCTTACCATAGCATTGCAGTATGTGAAAAATTGTGTTCTCATTTATGACAATCAGCCAAGAAATAGAGAGATTGTCCGTGAAATAAAATGGGCGATTGCTGCTGATGCAACAGTATGTATTTGGCCGAGTGGTACGAAAGAAAAAGATATTAACGAAATGATTCTTGCGGGACAAACGCAGGATGAAATTTACACTATAATAAATAAAAACACTTTTCGTGGGCTTGAAGCGATGATTAACTTTAACAAATGGAAGAAAGTATGAGAGTAAAATTAATTTCCTATTCACAAACTAACCCAGGTGCTTTCAGCGATGATGAAATTACCGATTACCCAAGAAGCGCACAAGACCTCGTTGCTTTCTGTGCAAGAGTATCGAATCCATCCAATCAGTTCAATACAAAAACCTCAGAAAAACTACTCGCATACCTTATCGAACACAAACACTGGTCACCCTTTGAAATGGTCTCCGCATGTCTCGAAATCACAACCACAAGAGATATCGCAAGACAAATGCTCAGGCACCGAAGTTTCGCATTCCAAGAATTTAGTCAACGATATGCTGACCCAATTAAAGAACTCGATTTTGTTCTTAGAGAAGCAAGGTATCAAGACGCCAATAACAGACAAAATTCTATAGAATTGCCTCCAACATTAGAAGGTGCAAATCTTCAAGAGAAATGGGAATGGGCACAAAAGCGAGTTATACATGAAGCAAAAGCAGCATACGATTGGGCTATCAAAAATGGTATTGCTAAAGAAGTTGCAAGATCAGTATTGCCTGAAGGTAACACAATTAGTAAGATGTATATGAATGGTACACTTCGGTCATGGATTCATTATATAGAACTTAGATCAGCAAATGGTACACAAAAAGAACACATGCAAATTGCAGTAGCATGTGCAGAAATTATATCAAAAGTTTTTCCAATCATTAAAACACTATAAGAAAAAGAGGTCGTATGGCAGATATTGTTCACGGCATTAGGGTAGATTTCTCTAGAGATTCCTTATTTGATGAGTTAGGCATCAAAAGATTACAAGAAAGTTATATGCGAGAGGATGAAAAGTCTCCGCAAGAAAGGTTTGCATATGTCTCATCAAAATTCGGAAGCAATCCAGGACACAGTCAGCGTCTTTATGATTATAGCAGTAATCACTGGCTTAGCTATAGCACACCTATACTCTCTTTTGGACGTTCAAAGCGGGGTCTTCCTATTAGTTGCTTTCTACCTTATCTTGATGATAGTGCTGAAGGTTTGGTCAATACGTTATCAGAAGTAAACTGGTTATCAATGTTAGGAGGTGGAATTGGAATCGGTATCGGAATACGTTCAGCGGATGATAAGTCAACTGGAATCATGCCACATCTTCGCACATATGACGCATCATCTCTCGCTTATAGACAAGGTAGGACTCGTCGTGGTTCTTATGCTGCATACCTTGATATTTCTCACCCTGATATTTTAATGTTCTTGGATATGCGGAAGCCTACTGGTGATCCTAATATGAGAGCATTGAATTTACATCATGGTGTAAATATTACTAACGCATTCATGCGTATTATTGAAGCATGTATGTTAAATCCTGATGCAAACGATGACTGGCCTTTAGTTGATCCGCACGATGGTACTGTTCGTGAAATTGTATCAGCAAAAGAAATTTGGCAAAGAGTTCTAGAACTTAGAATGCAAACAGGTGAACCATACATTCATTTCATTGATACAAGCAATGAAACAATGCCTGACTTTCAAAAGAAATTAGGTCTATCAATTAAACAATCTAATTTGTGTAGCGAAATTATTTTACCAACCGATAAAGATAGAACAGCAGTGTGTTGCCTATCTTCAGTGAATCTGGAGTATTATGATGATTGGAAAAATGACAAACTTTTTCTTCGGGACGTTGCGGAGATGCTTGATAACGTTCTTCAGTATTTCATTGATAATGCTCCTGACAGCATTTCAAGAGCAAAGTATTCCGCTAGCCGTGAACGGTCTATTGGTGTTGGTGCTCTCGGCTTTCATGCTTACCTCCAAAAGATACAAGTCCCGTTTGAGTCAGCCTTGGCTGTAAGTAAAAATCGCCAAATGTTTAAACATATCCGTGAAGGATTGGATCATGCAAATATCGACCTGGGAAAAGAAAGAGGCGAGGCTCCTGATGCTGTTGGTACAGGTAAAAGGTTTAGCCATATGCTTGCCATTGCTCCTAATGCTTCAAGTTCCATTATTATGGGCAATACTAGTCCCTCCATTGAGCCTTATCGTGCTAATGCTTATAGACAAGACACTCTTTCAGGTGCTTTTCTGAATAAGAATAAATGGTTAGATATTATTATAAAGGAAAAATGTGATGCCGATTCTAACTTGGACTATAACGAAATCTGGTCAAGTATCATCGCCAACGATGGCAGCGTTCAACATCTTGAATTCCTTGATGACTGGACAAAAGACGTTTTCAAAACTTCAATGGAAATTGACCAAAGATGGATCATACAGCATGCCGCTGATCGCCAGTCCTATATTGATCAAGCGCAAAGTCTCAATCTATTTTTCAGACCCGACTCAAATATCAAGTACATTCATGCGGTACACTTCATGGCGTGGAAGCAAGGACTCAAAACGCTTTACTACTGCCGCAGCGAGAAGATTTCGAAAGCTGATAAAGTCTCTAAAAAAGTAGAACGTAAAGTTATTGAAGAATTAGATATGAAAGCATTAGCAACTGAGGATGTATGTTTAGCATGTGAGGGATAAATGTCTCCTTTGATATTGAAGAATTTTCTGTCTGAACCTGAGATAGACCTTCTAATAAAAGCCGAAGATTTATGTCCGTGGAAATTAATCGGCACTTCAGATTATGATGGTATTAAACCTTCGTTTTGGTACAATAATATTAGTACGCTAAAACTTGAAGGTATGTTTAATGATCGTTTATCAAAGATACTTAGAGTTGATAAAAGTAAAATTATAACATATAGAATTTATCTCAATGGCCAGGCGCATGGTCAATGTGGATTTTGGCATACAGATAGAGAACTTAAAGATGTTGTAGATAATAAAAAATTTTTTACATTAGTATATTGGTTTGATAAAAATTGGAAGCCAGAATACGGCGGACATTTGATGATTAAAATTTCAGAAACGGACATCATGTCCATATTGCCACAATACAATTCTGGTGTTTTATTTGATAGCACTCTTCTACACATGGGATTAGAGCCAACTACATATTGTAAGAGTCAAAGAGTAAGTTTGGCCTATAAATTTGAGGTTATATTATGAAGACAACGTTAATTATAGATGGTGGTCTAGGTAGAAATATTGCATCAATACCATCACTTGAAAAGTATGTGGAAAAAAATCCAGATACGACAATTATCACGAATTATTGGACATCTATTTTTTGGGGTAATCCAATTTTAACGGACAGAATTTTTGATATAAACACTAAAGGCATGTTTGAAAGAATCAAAGATACTAAAATTATAAAACCTGAACCTTACTATAATACTAATTTTATATCAGAGAAAATATCAATGATGCAAGCATTCAACGAAGAGTTGAATGGTTCAGATTGTATCATTGATAGGCCTAAATTGTATCCTACCAAAGCCGAATTAAATAATGCTACGACATGGATTCAAACGAATAGAAAGAATATTGTTTTTCAGCCTTTTGGTAGCACAGCAAAACTTTTGAATGGTGATGTGATTGATGATTCTTGTAGATCCATGTCTAAAGAAATGGTAGTAAAAATCCTACAAGCATTGAAAAGAAGTGGATATCGTGTTATGATATTCAATACAATGGATGCACCATTTATCAATACTGAAGATTTTCCTGCACTCAATCATCTAAACTATAGAGATGTTGCTGCAATTATATCACTCAGCGATTATTTTATTGGATGTGATAGTTCAGGGCAGCACATGGCATATGCTTTAGGTAAAAACGGCTTCACTTGGTGGGGTGGATCAAGTTTAATTAACTTTGGTTATCCAAATTGGTTTAAGATTCATGAGAAGGCTGAACATAGAAAATACATGCCGTTTAGAATATCAGAGTTTGATTATTGGTTAGCAGGTGTTCAAAATGAAAGAACATTAGAATACACAAACGACGAATTAAATGGTATGTGTGAAATACTTTTAAAAGATATAAAAAGTAAAACATAATCATGAGTAAGATAATTCTTTTAAAAGATGTTTATGCACTTAAAGAACAGAAAGAAAAAGAGTTAGCCTTTTACAAAGAAAAAATGGCAGAACTACAAGATAAGATGCTTTGGTTAGAAAGAGAAATCAAACTAACCAAAGACATCATCAAAATGATAGAAGAAGAACGTATAAAAAATATAACACCAACGGAGACTTAATGTCCTTTCTAGTCGCAAACATACCACCATTACATTGTTATATTCGTAAAGAATTTCTCTATGACTTTGAAAAGGGCCATGGAGAATTTGAACCTTGTATTTGGATAACGGCTAAGTCTATTCGTGGTCAAGCATTTCGCATAGAAGCATATCTACCAAATTATGGCGCACTCTATGACAAGTTACCATTAAATGCTTTTGTTTCTAGAACAGAATCATTGACTGACTTTTTGCCACTGGATCACTTGCAAATATGGGATTGTTTCAGTTATAATGTTGCAGTGATTCAAAAGTCATTTCTCAAAAATCTATCATGTAAGTTTTTAGCAAAAAATAAACAATGGTATTTTGGCGACTACATGTTTACTATTGACAATGCAGCACCGGATCCTAACGTTATAGATACAACTTACAGTGAATGGCCTGAGGATCATAAATCATTTAATTTTATACAATTAACAAACGGACAGTTTGCAGCACAACCAAATAACCGCTGCATCTTTTTTGATGCAGCATCCAATCCTAAAGAGTTATTGTTTCCTGATTTTAAAGTATGCACTCAATTGTATAGAGT